AGAAAGTATTGTCGCGCCAATAGTTGTAACGCTATCGACGCACCCTGGAACACACGAACTTTATCTTTAGTTTTAAGTGTAGGCTCATCTTTTAAACAAGCCTTAAAGATAAGGTGTCCCCGTTCTCCCCTGCGATATGCATCTTTGATAGTATCTCTATACTCAATAAATTGTTTATCCAAAACTGCTGGATATTGATGAGTACTATCTTCGGTAGGTTCCAAATTTGTGATGTATTGACTTTTAGGTCCTCCTAATGGATAACCTATAGAAGTGTTAGGTTTCATCTTATCAATGAACTTAACACCATCAATACCACATAATGTCTCCATTTCTGTTAATGGACGTACCTGTGATAACATTTCAGGGTTTCTTTTGTCTACTAGTCCTATTAATTTGACATAATCATCTGTTGCCTTTTCAAGCAATGATACTGGAATACCAATAGACGGTTTGGTAGAATATTTAAGACTTTCCCTCCAAGGATGCCATCGGGATCTACCATCGGGACCTTTAAATTTAGGTGCCCCCCATTTGTTTTCGCTACCCATTATTTTGGTAACTGATGTGGAAATAATTGATTTTTCCACTGTGGAGGTGTATTTAGCTGCGCCAGTACACGATCCATAATATACGAAATTTGTACCCTCTTCCATAAAACGAACAGGTGATTTTTCTGAACATTCTTTCCCTTGGTAAAAATCAACACCATACAAAGATTCAGGTAAAATTCCATTACTATGACATAATGTGGTACTATCCAGCGCATTCAATTGTTCAAATGCAGAATGTATTTGTTTCTGCGTCAATCCTCCATGTACGCAATACTTCCTATTGAATTTGTGTCCGCCCAGATGTACTCCTAATATAGAAGGAAATTTCGTATCAGAAATAATAACTGATCCGCAATTTCCAACAAAACTGTCCTGCTCTAATGTATAACTACCTCCGTAGAAATTTTTTCCTGTTCCATTTGTAATACAAGATGAAAATGTTTGAACAGCTACCTGTTCAATAACTGTACCTTCTGAATTTTTATGTACGTGAATCATAGGAGTAGAGCCTACTCCACAACTCGTTAAGAAATACTCGGTTATATCTTTCCACGATCCTCCATTTGGGATATATACGAGCATTAAATCGGTGCCAGGTATTTCAATAGCACTCTTACGTGATACATAACATTCAAATTGTGCTCCAATAACGCCTTTATTTTTCCTTAAAAAGCGAACTTTCACATCATCATCAGGTAAACAATGGACCGGTATTAAACACACATTAGATTTGAGAAATAAAGCATCTACTTCCGCTGCTTTCCAGTCTTTTGTTATAATAGTAGCATGACATAAATTATTAATCACAATATTTTTCAGCTCTTGTGTAGAGGCTGTACGTGATCTATTTGATTGGGGCAACGAAGTGTATTCTACTGTTGCCCAATCGTTCGTCTGATTATCCCTCTCTTCAATCTCCTTCATACTAGCAGGTTCCAAAGATCCCTGGGGTAATGCACT